CACACCCACTTGCAGATTTGACAGAGAGTTCCATGCTGTGTAACCTCTCTGAAGCTCTTGAGCATTGGTCCAGGAGCCTAGCTTGGAAATGGCAATTTGGGTCTCTTAGATCAAGCATGATGATGTCACCCTTGTCATCTGAGCCTAGTCTTGTCTTCCATTCAATGCATTGTGTCTGCTTTAGTTTGACTAGGCACCTCTGGAATAGGTCATCCCTCGAGCTCTGAGCAGCTATTCCTTTGACTGTAGAAGCATAGTGAAGGATTCCTTGGCCCATGTTGCATTTGTTGATCATGTATGTCTGGCCGGTCTCTAGGTACTTGTCCTTCAAATCCTGCATGCCAGGCTCACTGTGCTTCATTTCTGGATGTAATGCCCACTGCTCAACAAGTGCTCTCGGGAACTCAATTCTCTTCATGCAATGCTTCAGGAGGACAACCAACGCGGCTTTCTGTACATCTTCTAACTCTTCCTGATAAAAATTGAACTCAGTAAGGAAGATTGGTGGTAGAAACTTTTGACACCAAGTAGCCATGTCATATGAATTCTTGACGAAGAGGACAGGTGTTCCTGCTGGCAGAGATGAGCTCAGTTCATCAAAATCACCCCTCATCATCAATCTCTTATCCTTGCCCTTCGTCAAAGTCTCCCTAGAGTCAGCTTGTGCGATTAGCCTTGATATTTCCTCACAGATGTTTATGAGAATCCTAGCTTTGATGTACAGAATAAGAACCTCGCGAACACCACCGACTTGGTTTTTCTTGAATATCTGTATCAAGGTTTGGAATGCTGATAGTGTATCAGGATTTTCTAGCTTCAATAAGACATCCCTTGCCACCAGCAATTCACCCTCGGAAACTAGCTCATGAACAAGTTCAATTGCCTTCGTTCTGCAGCCGATCTTCTTGATCTCATCTAGATCCATGGGCTCAATGTAACATTGAATTGTTTTCACAGACGCTTTGAAAGTGGCGTAGTCAGACAGGTTCTTGTCAAGGATTTGTTGCAACTTTGACTTTGTCAGCCAGGTGCCACCAGAACCATGATTGTTCTTGTCCACAGATTGAAGCCTTGTAGATTCCAAGCAGTACTTCCTACTAAAGTAATGACTCTCAGGCTTGTCAGTTAGAATGTGATTTATATCATCTTCAGTGCTGTGCTCACCAAAGTAGTGATGTATCTTCTCAATATCCGTCTTCCTTACAAGCAACTCATCGTCCAGTTTCACCTCTTCTTTCACAATCTTCTTCAGTATCTTCATTGAGTCCTGGACCTTGTTTTGCCTGTCTTTGTTGTACATCATGCACCAGTAAATCTCATTTATGTTGTACTGCACAGGGACGTCTTTTCCGAATGTGAAGATCCTAGGCAATGTTCCCTCAATCCCTGCAGTTGTCTCATCAACAAGACCAGTCATTTCATCCCTAGCCACCTTTCTATTGTTTACCCTGTCCAGAGTTTTGAATGTGGAGCACTCGTTAACGTAGTAGTATAACCTTTGCATGATGTGTGACTGTAGGACTGAACCGATTCTTGGAGGGAACTTTGCGATAATCCCTGTGTACATTCTGTCACCTAAGGTCTTCATCATCACATATCTGCTCGACTGTATAGCTGTGCTTGTCACTTGCTTATTTTCCAGATAGATGAGAGCCATTAAGCAGAAATTAAAGTTGTTGACCTCTTCCATGATTGATGATTGAAAGTTCTTATCACTGGTGACCAGCTTCTCTGCGCTACCCGCGATCGACAGCATGACCCTCGATTCAGAGCAAGCCCAGTGTTTCAACCTATCCGTGTCAACTGAGAGCCAATCTGATTCATAATGCCTCTCAGACATCATATGCCAATGTCTGACCAACTCGTTGACTAGGCCTGCATGCACGGAGATGAATTTTATGAAAATCACATTGGATTCGGTTCTGAGCTGTGGGCCAGGGGCAACTAAGACATAGATGCCCTCGTAACCGCTGTTCAGTATCGCATACTCCCCCCGTGATCTCCTTCTCATAGCATTTAGGATAATTTCCTTGGCGACCCTCTCGTAGAACCTTAGAACATGACTTGTCCCGTCATTGGCCACCTTCCTCTCTAAGCTTCTCTGCATTGAGCGGAAAGTTGGATCAACACTCTCATGCATGAAGTCCAAGTTCAGCTCAAACTCATCAGAATCCTCATGGTCTCCCACATCCCTCAGCTCCCTCATCAAAGTGATCAAGTCTTGAGAGTGTTTCGGTGACACACCTATGTTCGTTGGCTGTGTTCTCTTGACTTCTTTGCCTAGGGTCTTCATATACTTCTTTCTTCCTGGACCTTGTGACATTTCCAGTTGCAACTGCGCCTCTGACAGCCTAAGCTCCAGTCTGCCATCCCACAACGCATCAACACCATTTTCTTTGCACCACACCTTGACTAGTAACCCGTAACCTTGGAGG